CAAATGGCGGCACAAACGCTAATTTAACTGCATCTGCTGGCGCAGTAGTTTATTCATCATCAACTGCATTAGCGTTATCAGCAGTAGGCTCTACAGGGCAAGTATTAACGTCACAAGGAACGTCAGCACCTATTTGGTCAAATAACGCAGCAACAGTTAGCGTTACAGACGATACATCAAGCAATACAACAGAATATATTACGTTTGCACGTCAAACAACTAGTTCTATTAATACGTTGTATACAGCTAGTACACAGGTTAAGTTTAATCCAAGTACAGGTGTATATTCAGCTCCTATTTTTAGTGGATCAGGTGCAAACTTAACGTCTATTCCAAACGGTGCTTTAACCAACTCAACCATTTCAGGCATATCTTTAGGCTCTAATCTTGCAACCCTTACTATTGGTACAGGTCTTTCAGGTACATCTTATAACGGATCAACGGCTGTAACAATAGCGAATACAGGTGTTACATCTTTAACAGGTACAGCATCTCAAGTTACTGTATCAGCATCAACTGGTGCAGTTACATTAAGTTTGCCAAGCACCATTAACGTAAATACATCAGGAACTGCTACAAACGTAACTGGTACGGTTGCTATTGCAAATGGTGGAACAGGACAAATAACTAAAACTGCTGCTTACAATGCTTTAACACCAATGACAACTGTTGGTGATATTGAATATTTTGATGGCACAAACGCAGTTAGATTAGCAGGAAATACCACGACAACCGCTAAGTTTTATAGTTCAACAGGTACAGGTTCAGCGGCACAAGCACCAACATTAACCAGTTCAACAGGAACAGGTAATGTAGTTTTAGCAAATAGCCCTGTAATTACAACTCTTTATATTGCACCATAATGTTCGACTGGAAAATAACCAAAATCAGCGTAGAAGATGGGGTAATTACTCATGCTCATTACGTTTGTAAATTAATACAAGATCCGCACAAGGTATCTACAGAGGGAAATTGGTATTTTTCAGATAAGATTATTAAAAAACCATTAGAAGAAATTAAGGAATTAGATATTGCTGAGTGGATAGAAAAAGAATCTATGCAAAATGGTGTAAATACAATAAAATCAAGGTTAGAGGAACAGATGCAGTCATTACAAAGCGATCAAACTGTGAATTTACCCTGGCTGCCTAAAACTTTCAAAATCAAGGATTAAATCATGGGTCAAATTGTCTTTCAAGCAACGCTAGGTGGTCAAACTGCTCTGGTAGGGCAAAACACATCTTCTAGCTATAGTTTAAACTTGCCATTAGCAACAGATACGCTAGTTGGTAAAACTACAACTGATACTTTAACAAACAAAACTTTAACTGCACCTGTTATTTCTAGCATTGTCAATACAGGTACTTTAACTTTGCCAACATCTACAGATACCTTAGTGGGCAGAGCAACAACTGATACGCTAACTAATAAAACAATTAGTGGTTCAAGCAATACTTTAAGCAATATTGGTAATTCAAGTTTAACAAATTCATCTATTACAATCGGTAGTACAAGTGTTAGTCTTGGAGGTACAGCAACCACAATATCTGGATTAACTTTAACATCAGGTGCATTTAACGGCACACTTGGAGCAACTACACCAAGCACGGCAGTAGTAACATCTTTGACCGATTCAGGATTAACTGCTGGTCGAGTAAATTATAACGGCACGGGCGGTCTTTTAGTAGATAGTGCTAATTTAACTTTTGATGGAACAAATTTAGGTATTGGATTAACGCCTACATCAGCAAAAGGTAATTTACAAGTAAATACAGCAATTAGTTATACCGACACAGGTATTCTTGCTACGTTCGCATCTAGTGTTGCTGGGTATAACCAAGTTATTTTACAAAATACTAACTCAGGTGCAACGGCATCTACAAACTTTAACGTATCAAATAACAATGGAACGGCTACAACAAACTTTGGTGAGTTTGGTATTAATTCATCTGCGTTTACAGGTACAGGTTCATTTAGTCAGGCTGGGTATACCTATTTAGCATCCGCATCAACTGACTTAGCTATTGGTACTTACGGCTCAAATGCTATTCACTTTGTTGTAAATAACGGTGCTACTGATGCAATGACAATTGATACTAATGGTAATTTATTAGTTGGAAACACTTCTGCAATATTTGGAAATACAAACCGTGGTGTAATTAATGTCAACGGCACTTCTACCGCACTACTTTCTTTGTCCAGCGGTGCATCTACATCTACCGCTGGTTATATGTATTGGGATGGCTCTAACTTACAAGTCGTAAATAATTCAACAAGTGGTGCATTAACATTTAATACAAATGCTGCAACAGAACGGATGCGTATTACCTCAACAGGTAACGTAGGTATAGGCACAAGTAGTCCAGCAACTTCAGCTTTATTAGATGTACAAAGCACATCTGCGGGTATTCGTTTTCCAAATATGACAACCACGCAAAAAAATGCAATATCTAGTCCTGTCGCTGGATTGACGGTATTTGACACGACTTTAGGAAAATTATGTGTCTATTCGGGTTCGGCATGGCAAACAATAACTTCTGTTTAAAGGATTAAAATTATGTCAGCAACTATTAACTGGATTATAGACTGGATGGATGCATCCACACAAACTATTAATGGACACTCAGAAGTTGTATTGACTGCTGGATGGAGATGTACAGGTACAGAAGCTAACACAGCAACACCGCCTGTTACATTTACAAATAGCATATACGGCACTTGTACATTTCCTCAACCTGCCGAGGGGGGTTCTTTTACACCTTACGCACAATTAACACAATCACAAGTAGTTGGATGGTGCTTAGAAAACGGTGTTAATCAGGCAGCGACTGAAACTGCAATCAACAACAATTTAGCATTACAAATTAATCCATTAGTAACACAACCACCATTGCCTTGGAGTAATTAATGGCTCAACCGTTTGACATAATTTCTCGTGCATTAAAAGACATTGGTGCTTTAGAAGCAGGTGAAAATCCAACACCTGAAGCAGCTCAAGATGCTTTTGATATGTTAAATGACATAGTAGATCAATGGTCAAACGAATCAATGATGGTTTCTTATAAAACAGAAATTATCTATCCTATATCACCTGGTGTTACACAATATACAATTGGACCTGGTGGAACAATTGGGGCAGTATTTACAGGTTCTATATCAGGAAACATACTAACAGTTACAGCAATAGCAAGTGGCGCAATAGCATTAGGACAAACTCTTAATGGTTCAGGTATTACAAACGGCACAACTATCGTTGCATTTCAATCTGGTGCTGGGGGAAATATCAATGAAGTTGGCACATATACACTTAACATTAGTCAAACTGTTACATCTACAACAATTAATTCGTATTATCAGCGACCCCTTTCTATTAATAGTGCTTTTGTGCGTATTAATACATACAGTAATAATCAGCCTATTACTAATGGTGGCCTCGATTATCCAGTTGCAATTCTTAACGTAGAAGATTACGAAATGATTGGTTTAAAAACGCTTGCTGGCCCGTGGCCCAAAGCTCTTTATTACCAACCAACCGAAACATTAGGAAACATTTTTGTATGGCCTAATCCATCACAAGGTGAAATGCATATATTTGCAGACACATTATTTGCACGTTACAACACTATCAATGACCCAATTATATTGCCACAGGGTTACTCAATGGCTCTCAGATGGTGTTTAGCTGAACGTCTAATGCCTATGTATGGCAAAGCATCTGCAACGCAAATAGGGATGATTAACGCATACGCATCACAAGCAAAAGCTACTATAAAACGCACTAATATGAAACCGATTCAATCTGCTAGATTCCAAGATGCGATGTTGAGTAGTCGGCAAAAGGATGCTGGTTGGATTTTGAGTGGGGGTTTCTTTAGGTGATTTATTCCGTTAAATTTAAGGAATCTATCTAATGGACTTTGGTTTTGTAGGCCCATCTTACGAAGCTCCATCAATTTATCAAGATGCTCAGGAATGTATAAATTTTCGAGCTGAAATTGACCCTCTTAAACAGCCTGGTCAACGTGGAGTTGTAGCGTTATATCCTACACCTGGTCTTACAACTTTAGTTACATTACCTAACCTGCAAGTTGTTCGTGGGATGAGAACTTTATCTGGTGGGCAATTTTTGGTTGCGGTTTGTGGCCCATACGTTTATCTTTTAACATCAAACTTAACACCTACAATTATTGGTCAGCTTAACACATCATCTGGCAACGTAGGCATTACAGATAATGGTATTAATGTTTATATTGTTGATGGTGCTTACCGTTATACATGGAGAATTAATACTCCAACATCGGCAACATTTATTGGATCAATTAGCGGTACAACGCTTACAATTTCTCGNAATTTNACTGGTACAGTAGCGATTGGTCAGGCATTAAATGGTCAAGGNATGACTGCGGAAACAGTAATTCTGTCAGGATCAGGTTCAACATGGACAGTTAATATTAGTCAAACTGTTGCATCAACAAATATTTACGCATCTAATACAATTGCATTTACAGGCGCAATAGCTGACGTAACCGTAGGTTCAGCAACATATTACAACTTAACGGTTACTGGTGGAACAGTTCTTTATTTAGGTCAAACCATTGTTGGTAGTAGCGTTTTGGCACAAACTGAAATAACCCAAATTGTTACGGCAGGATCTAGTTATTATGTAAATAAACATCAAACTATTGCTTCAGAGCAAATGTATGCTTTGAATTGGACTGTAATACCTACAACAGACGGTGCGTTTAATGGCGCAAATACAGTTGACATTGTTGATAACTATTTTATTTATAATAATCCAGGCACACAACAATGGNCTGCTTCGGATGTATTAAGTCCCATTACACAACCATTAAGTTTTGCTAGTAAGTTTACTGGCCCTGATAATCTTGTATCTTTAATTGCAGATCATGGGCAAGTATATTTATTAGGTGAAACAACATCTGAAGTATGGGCAGACGTTGGCACATTCCCATTTCCTTATCAAAGAATACCAGGCTCATCAAGTCAGCATGGTATTGCATCTGTATTTTCAGTTGCCAGATTAGGTAATTCTTTTGCTTATGTAAGTAAAAATATTCGTGGTCAGGCAATGATTGTNATGATGAATGGATATTTGCCACAAAGAATATCAACTCATGCTGTAGAAAATACATTAGTNGATCAATATATTGAAGATGCAATAGCATATACTTATCAATTAGAAGGTCACGAATGTTATGTTATTACATTTCCTTCTTTAGATTTAACGTGGGTATATGATTTTACAACGCAGATGTGGCATAAATGGCTTTGGTGTGATGACAACAATGTATATCATCGCCATCGTTCTAATTGCGCTGCATTTTTTCAAAATATGGTTTTAGTTGGAGATTGGCAAAATGGTCAAATCTATCAACTTGATCCCAACAACTATACAGATAGTGGACAAAACATCCGCAGATTGCGTAGAGCACCCCATTTAGTAACAGATTTGCAGCGTCAGTATTTTGAAGAATTACAAATACAATTTCAGCCAGGAGTAGGTACAGGATTATCTAATCAAGGCGCAACAGGATATGTTCAAGATCCTTTTATTATTGCTCCAAGTCAAACTTATATAGTCCCAGCGGGTGCAACAATTATTTTAGGCATACAAGCACAATTAAATACTCAAACAACCTTACAAAACCCACAAGCTATGTTGCGTTGGTCAAATGATGGTGGATCAACATGGTCTAATGAACATTGGGTAAGTATTGGTCAGCAAGGTAAATATAAAAATCGTGCCATTTGGAGAAGATTAGGGCAAGCTCGTGACAAAATATTTGAAGTAGTTGTCACAGATCCTGTAAAAGCTGTTATTGTGTCAGCTAATTTAAAAGCTAGTGAAGGGGAAAATTAATGTCTAGTTTATGGGGATCAACACAAAACAATCCGTATCCTGTAACTGATTTTTTAGATACGCAAACAAATCGCCCAACTCGTGCGTGGCAACAGTTTTTTATTAATTTATTAAATTTTAGTAGTGCAACTACGGCAACAACAGGATCAGGTACATTACCTGCTCACCCAGTAGGATTTATAAATATTACAGTTAATGGACAGGCATTTAAAGTGCCTTATTACAACCCATGATTACTTATCAAGAAGAATCGTTTGATAATGTTATTGGTGAAATTAAACCATTACTTGAAAACCATTATCAAGAAATTGCCAATGATAAAGATTTAATTAAATTAAACCCTGATTACGATACATATAAAAAATTATGTGATTCAGGAATTATGCGAATTATTACAGCTCGTGACGATGGTTTATTAGCTGGATATTGTATATGTGTCATTAAATATCATTTGCATTACAGAAATAGTTTAACGGCATTAAATGACATTTTTTATATCCAAAAACCTTATAGAAAAGGGTTAATTGGTGTAAAATTGTTTATAAAGACCGAAGAAATCCTAAAAAAATATGGTGTTCAACGAGTTGTGATGAATACAAAAACGCATCACGATGTTGGTGCAATATTTGAACGTCTAGGATATAAAGAAACTGAACGTGTGTTCACTAAAATTATAGGATAGATCATGGGTATCACAGCAGCTATAGAAACAATCGGTTCAGCCCTTTTGGGTGATGCGGGAGCTGCTGCGGTTGGTACAGGTATAGCAGACGCAGGTGCAGCTGCGGTTGGTGCTGGATTATCAGATGCGGCAGCAGGATTTGCGGCAGGTACATTAACTGCTGGCGATGCTTTAGCTGCTGGTGCATCAGTATCAGATTTAGTCGCAGCAGGAGCAACAGCAAGTGATTTAGTTGCAGCGGGAGCACCTGTAGCAGATTTAGTCGCAGCAGGAGTGCCAGCTACAGATTTGGCGGCAGCAGGAGTGCCAGCTACAGATTTGGCGGCAGTAGGAGCTATTCCAACACCAACCCCATTAGCTGCTGATACTTCTAGTAATCTTTTAACTCAAGGAACTAATCTTGGTGGATCTACATTAGGTGCTGGTCAAGCATCTACACCTTTAAGCGCATTAAATGATGGTACATTGGGTTCTGGTTTAACAGGCACAGGTACAGGTTTAGGGTTATCAACAACTGGCGATGTAGCATCCGCAGCAGGATTAGGCGGCCTAACAGCAGCAGATGTTGGTGGAAATTCTTTAGGACAATTAGGTTTAACAGGTTCAGGTGCAACATTAGGCCCTGCATCTGCTGGCGCAGTAAATGGTCTAGGCGGTGGTGGATCGGTATTAAGTTCATTATTGCCATCTAATCCATTAGGTACAGCATCTTTACTAAATAGCGCAGCTGGAGTTGGTAGTGCATTAATTGGTGCAAACGCAAGTCAAAACGCTGCTAATACACAAGCACAAGCAGCGCAAAACGCTATTAATTTACAACAACAGATGTTTAATACGCAAAATGCTCAGTTAGCACCTAATCGAGCTGCTGGATATAATGCATTAAATCAATTACAAGGTAATTTAGCAGGGCCATATACTCAATACGATGCTAATGGTAATCCAATAGGTCAAGCACAAGGCAGCGGTTATTTTACGAATCAAATGACTGCAAAAGACTTGGCAAACAATTTATCGCCAGGTTATCAATTTGGATTAAATCAAGGATTAGGTCAGGCTGGCAATATTGCAAATGCAACAGGTGGATTAAGTGGTAATACGTTACAAGGTTTAAATCAATACGCACAGAATTATGCACAAACAGGCGCACAACAAGCATTTAACAATTACCAATCCCAACGTACAGGGATTTATAATACTTTAGCTGGCATTGCAGGATTAGGGCAACAAGCTCAAAACACAACGGCTAATTTAGCAGGTAATGTAGCAAATGCTCAATCTGGTTTAGGTGTAGGAAGTGCGGCAGCGCAAGCGGCAGGTCAAATAGGTCAAGCTGGGGCATATACAGGCGCATTAAATAATATTGGTAGTAATTATATGTTGTCTAGTTTGTTAAACCCAAGTAGTGCTAGTAACTATATTGCACCGAGTGGTGGATATGCTTCAACACTTGGATCTTTAAATTTAGGATAAGATATGGCAGAAGTTAATACTGATTTAACTGTAAAACCTATGCAAACTGGTAGTAGTTTAGCTGATATGGTTAATATGGCTAAAGGCATACAATCGTATCAACAACAACAGCAACTTAATCCATTACAGTTAAGGCAGCAACAACTTGCTACACAACAAGCTGAAGAAACAACACCATTAACTATTGAGCAAGAAAAACAAAGAACTAAACAATCACAAATACAAACTGAATCCAATCAATATACTTTAACAGATAAATATGCGTCAGCTGCTAAAAACGAGTTGGGGGCATTATTAAGAGATAAAAGAATTCAAAACGCAGAAAAAAATCCCATCGCTGCTGTAGATGCAATTAGCGAAGGTGTTGATAGATTGGTTTCTAGCGGGATTCCTAAAAATGTAGCTTTAAGTTTAGCTGCGCCTATTATTACGCAAGTTCATAGAAATCCATCAGAATTANTTAATTCATTAAGCAATATACCGATGGCTGGTGTTGGCG